CGCTCGCCGTCCAGAGGTCGAACGAGCGGCGATCGACCACGAGGTCGGTCGCCGGGTTCGCCGGGAAGGTCACGGCCGAGACCTCGTGGAGTTCGAGATCCTCGATCATCCGGTGCACCTTGCCATCGCGCTCCTCAAAGCGATCCGAGCGCACGATGAAGCCAAAGGACATCGCCGAGACCACGCCCGAGCGCACCGCGACGCGAGCGTCCCGGCCGACCTGGGTGTCGATCGGCTCCATCTCGACCACGAGGCCGTGCTCATCCTCGGCGAGCCGGAGGCTCCCGGCCGTCGTGCGAGCGATCGGCATCGATGCGTCGTGGTTCCAGAGCGCGACCACATCAGGCTTCTCCCGGAGCGTCCGCTCGAACGCGCCGCGCACGATGATCTCGTGGGCGTATCCGATGGGATACGGTGTCTCGGTCACGCTCGCGTAGCCGCGGAGGATCTCCCGGCCATCGTCCGCACGCACTTCCATCGCCTGCCCGTAGCGTCGCTCCATGATGTCGCCTCCTGCGCGGTCTACGCGCTCGAGAATGTTCGTGGCCCACGAGCGGCCTGCGTCGCCTCCCCAGAGTGCCCACGCGATCCGTCCGGCCGACGGGAAGCCTTCCTCACCCGGCCCCCACCCTTGGCCCTGCTTGTCCACCTCGTGCCGCGCGAAGTAGGAGGCCATGCGCTGCACCGTGTCGATCGAGAGCGCGCGCCCGTTGGCGATGTCACGCGCCCGGGCGACCCCGACCTCCGTCCCGCCGCGCCCGTGCTCGCGCCGCCACGCGAGGCCACGCTCGGCCTCCTCGCGCATCCCGGCGTTAGGCTCGAAGGAGTCAGGCACCCTCGGCCTCCGTGCACATCGAGATAGCGATCGCGACCGCCTGATCCTGATCGTAGCCCTCTTCGAGGAGCCGGCCGATCTTACCGCTCACGCACTCCTGCACCTCGGGCGAAAGGTCGGCGAGCCGCTTCGACTTGCGCTTCGCGTAGCGGCCCTTTGAGTCCCGAGCGGTCGGGGCCGTAGCCGGCACGGGAGCCGGGGCCGTGAGCGGCGACTGGTCTCCCGCCTTGCCGGCGTTCGGATCCACGATCGCCAAGTTCACGGGCGCGCGGGCCACATCGCCGCCGTCGATCGGCGCGTAGTTCTCACGCTCGCGCACCTCGTTGATCGTGAGGAAGCCATTGTTGAGCGCGGTCGAGTACGCCGCGAATCGCGACGCTAGGTCGCCTCGGAGGAGCGCGTCGAACGAGATGTGCGTCTCGATCGGCTCGCCTTCGCGCACGAGCTTCCGCGCGCACTCCTCCTCGAAACGCGAGGCCCAGTTCGCGAGGCAATGCTTCACGAACTCGGCATCGGCCTGCTCGGCACTCGCGTACGAGGTCTTCGTCGCGTCGCCGACCATGTGCACCGGGACATTGAACGCGGCCGCAATCTGCGACCGACAGAACGAGCGCAGTTCGACGAGTTTCGCTTCCTCGGGATCGACCGAGACCTTCTCCCACGAGTAGCCGCTTTCCAGGATCGCCACGCGGCCGGCGTTCTCCGCCCCGCCCGTGATCGACTGCCACGACTGGCGTAGCCGCTTGAGTGCCTCTTCGGTGAGCGTGCCCGTGACCTTGATGAGGCCCGCTGGCCGTGCGCCGTTGCGGAAGAACGAAGCGACGAACTTCTCCGCCTCGAGTTCCACGCCGATGATGTTCCGCACGAGGTAGATCGGAGTCTCGCCGAGGAGACCGTCGAGGCTCGGCGCGCGGAGGTGGAAGATGTCGTACGCCTGCCACACCTGCTCGGTGCTCTTCGACACGCCCCAACGCGATGAGGTGTACGAGTAGACGGGCATCCCGTCCGGGCCGCGCGAGACCTCGACCGAGTCCGCTCGCAACTTGTGTAGGCCGACCACGCGGCCGACCGCGTCGCGCTCGATCACGGCGTAGGCGTTCCCGTAGAGGAGGCAGTCGAGAAGCATCGACTCGCGCCAGACCATCGCACCCATGTACGGGTTCGGCTCGATGTTCAGGAGCCGATAGAGCGGATGCTCGCGAGCGGGAACCGGGATCCCTCCCTCCCGGCGCATCACTCGCCACTCCATGCGCGCGACGCTCTGGGAGATGAGCCGCGTGCAGGCGTAGACCGTCGGAGCCTCCCTCGCGGCCTCCGGCGTGATCGAGCGGCCCGTGTCCGCGTATGTCGAGATATACGCCTGCGCGCCTCCGGGAGGCTGTCCGATCGGCGAGCGGTCGATCACCGCGCGCTCTTCGAGCGTCGGCTCGGGAGTCGGGGCGGGTCGGCGGAACCAGTCGATCAGAGCCATAGGATTCCTCTCTCGGCGTACGGTGTCGCTTGTGATACCGTCGGCGCGGCGTCGAGTGCTACCGCGAGTGCCACGATTCCCGCGACCACGGGGTCGATCTTCTCCGTCGAGCGTCGCTTGCTAGGTCGCGGGTTCGAGTTCGCGTCGAGTTCGACCACGCAGTTCGACATCGCCCAAGTGAGAACCGGGTTGCCGTCGTGCCGGAGCCGATGATTCGTCACCATCGCCTCCCATCGCTTGGTCGGCTCGGCCATGTAGTAGTACGACTGGGGCACGCGCTTGAGCCGCAGGCCGTCGGCCTCGAGTTGCTGCGCGAGGCCGCTCGCGTTGTACGGGTCGTACCCGACCGCCTGCACCTTGTGCTCGCCGACGATCCGCAGGATCTCCCGCCGCACGAACTCGTAGTCGGTCGCGTCGCCCGGCGTGAGCCTCATGTGCCCCTGCCGGCTCCAGTCGAGGTAGGGCACCTTGTCCCGCTTCTGCCGACGCTGCGCGCCTTCCTCGGGCGCGAAGGCCCACGAGCGCACCCACGCCTCGTCCTTGTCGAGCCATACGGCCGTGAGCGCGGTGAGGTCGCTCGTTTCGCCCAAGTCGATCCCGAGGTAGCACGGGAGGCCGGCGAGCCGGGACTCGTCGAAGTCGAGTCTGCATTTGTCCCAGTCTGCCATACGGAGCCATCGGTTCGAGGCGGAGACGTGCTGACAGAGGTAGTAGGTTCGGAACGGGGTCTCCATGCTCGGCTGCTCTTGAGCCTCTTTGCACTTCTCCGCGTAGTACCCCTCGTGCACCGTGTGCCCGAGACTCGGCGCGCACTTGCGCCAGGTCTCTGCACTCGTCCAATCGTCGCCATCGCTCGCCGAGTAGATCACGGGCAGGAAGTACGGATTGTCAATCACGCGATCGCGCACCTTGCACGCATAGTCGTACATCTCGAACTCAAGACTCTCGCGGAGCGTGCCGGCGGTCGTGATCGTCACGAGCATCGGTTGCCGACGCGCGCCGACGCTCGTCTCGATCGCCTCCCACAGCTCGCGCCGATTCTCCATCGCGTGCACCTCGTCCGCGATGCACGCGCTCGTGTTCAGACCGTGCGCGCTCGGAGCCTCGCTCGACATCACCTTGTACACGCCGGCCGTGCTCGGCACGATCACCCGGTGCTGATAGACCTCGGTGCGGCTCTCGAGCATCGGCTCGGCCCGCACCATGCGCTTCGCCGCCTCGAGGCATCGGCCCGCCTGCGCGCGGTCGGCCGCGATCGAGATCACCTCTGGCGTAGGCTCATCGTCCGCGAGGAGGTGATACAGCGCGAGGGCCGCGCCGAGTTCGGTCTTGCCGCACTTGCGAGGGACGAGGATGTGAACGCGACGATAGCGTCTCGTGCCGTCCGGGCGCATCCACCCGTAGGCGTTGGCGATGAGTGCCTTCTGCCACGGGAGCAGCGTGAACGGTAGGCCGGCCCAAGTGCTCGTGGTGAGTTTGCACGCGGTCTCGATGAATCGGATGACATGGAGCGCGGCCTGCTCGTCGAAGGTGCAGTTGCCTGCGGTGGCGATCGCGTCGTATCCGGGGATCGTGTTCCACTTCGCGGCCGGGTGCTCGGCCGGCTTCTTCGGCTTACGCGCGACGCTTGGTAAAGATGTCTTCTTGCGGGGCACTCTTTGCCTGCTCCTTCGCCGCGCCGATTCGAGCGCGACCGACTGGGGTTAGACCGAACTCGCTCATCATGCGCCGCAGTCGGTCGCCGTGCTCGGCGAGAACCGCGCTCCACGGATTGCGTTTCACCGTGACGCGACCGTCGCCGCCCTCGACGCGGATCACTTCGCCCTCCTCGGAGAGACGCTTGCGCGCCTCCAGGTAGCGCGACCATGTGTCGCACATCAGAGCGAGCGCGTCACGGTCGCCGCTCGACATGATCTGCATCGCGGCGATGCGCGGGAGCCAGTCGGCCCACGCCGCACGGCCGACATCGTCGAGCCACGCGGGACACTCGGGGAGAATCTCGTCGCTCGGTGGCTCGGCACTCTCGCGAGCGGCCGCGAGCACGCTCCCGGCGAGTCGCAATGCCTTGGCAGGTTTAGGCGCAGGGCCGCGGAGTCCCATTGTCAATCCAAAATCCTAGAAAACCGTTCAAATCGCGTACGCGCA